CGACCGGAGATACTTATGGTTCTGGTGCAGACGTATCGGCGACAACAGAAGCTACATCAACTAAAGTATATAACGATATGTTCTTAAAAAAATATTTAACTGCATTAGTTAAAAAGCAGTGGGGTACTAATATCAAAAAGTTTGATGGGATGCAATTGCCCGGTGGAGTTACAATGAACGGTCAACAGATTTATGATGAAGCTAATGAAGAAATCATAAAGATCGAAGAAGAGGCTCAACTTAAATACGAAATGCCTCCGGCTTTCTATGTAGGATAACGAGATGATATTATGGCAAGAAATACTTATTTTTCACAGGGCTCTGTAGGAGAGAAAGACCTCTACGAGGATATGGTCGTAGAAGCTTTGGGTATTTACGGTCAAGATGTGTATTATATTCCTCGTGATATTATTAGCTCTGACGATATAATCAATGAAACTATCGAGTCTAAATTTACGGATTCATACCTTGTTGAAATGTATATCGAAAACACTGATGGCTTTGACGGTGATGGTGATTTGCTTGGCAAATTTGGGTTAGAGATAAGAGACCAAGTTAGCCTTATCGTAGCAAGAAGAAGCTTTTCAAGAGCTACGCGGGGGTCAGATATGGTAAGACCTAAAGAAGGTGACTTAATTTATATTCCTCTGTCAAAGTCGTTATTTGAATTGAAATTTGTTGAACACGAACAGCCTTTTTATCAATTAAACAATCTTGTCGTATATAAACTTCAATGTGAACTATTCGAATACCGAGGCGAAGATATTGACACGGGACTTGGTTTAATTGATGATGTTCAAACAATTCACGAAGCTACAACTAGTATTGGGATTACTTATACGTCCACTACTAAATTTGAGATAGGCGAAGAGGTTAACATTACGTTTGCAGATTCTTCTGTTGGAACCTCAGAAGTTCTTGGCTTTGATGAAGACCAGACCCCAATCGTATTAAACCTTGGCACACTGTCAGTTGTTGACGGCACTGTCAATAAGATTAAAATCGGTGATACTATTGTTGGTACCAAATCAGCTGCAGCTGCGACTGTTGCGGCCGAAGAAGATTTGACATCAGAAATATATTCAAATGACGCATTTGACGACGCTGCAGACTTTGAAGCAATCAATAACAATTACTTAGACTTTAGTGAATTAAATCCATTTGGAGAGCCAAAAGACAATGCTTAACGGAGTACATTTTTATCACGCTACAATAAAAAGAATTGTATCAGTATTTGGTACAATCTTTAATAACATTGTTGTCGGCCGACACAGTGGAAATACTATATCTAATATCCAAAGGGTTCCTATATCTTATGGGCCTCGAAATAAATTCTTGGATAGAATGAAAGAGAACCTAGAGCAGCAGCGGGTAGCAATTAAGTTGCCAAGAATGTCTTTTGAAATTACTTCTATTGATTACGACTCTAGTACAAAATTGAACAGACTGAATAAGACTCTACATACTATTTCTAACTCGCCTAATAGTAGAAATTCTATGTATCAGAGTGTTCCTTATACTCTGGGTATGCAATTGAATATTATGGCTAGAAACCAAGAGGACGCGTTACAAATTGTAGAGCAGATTCTTCCAACATTTTCACCAGAATACACAGTAAGTATTAAAGGCATTGAAGGACCTGGCTCTCTTACCGACGTCCCGTTTATTCTAAACAGCGTTACATTTACAGATGATTATGAATCAGATGTCGCGACAAGAAGAACTATAGTTTATACATTAGACTTTACTGTAAGAATTAGATTCGCACCTGATACTTCAAGTGTATCAATTATCAAAAAGGTTGAAACCGAAATTGCTGATTTTACATCGGTGGCGGTTGGGTTAGCAAATACATTAAGCACAGTACAGGTATCACAGGATTCTCCATCGGGTGCAATTGACGTGTTTACTTCATTGTTTGATGCAGATAACCAGCACACAGCGAATTTAGCAGTTAACAGTTTAGTTTTATCGGGTATTGCTGCGTTAAACGATATTAATAGTGTTTCTATTAATAGTGGTACTACGGACTTAGATAGAATTGCTGCAGATAATACTAATATTGCTATTTCATCTTTATCTGCGACAGGCGGCACTGGCACAGGAGCTGCATTTGATGTTACTATAGACGGCAGAACAGGAATAACTACTGCGGTGGCAACTTCACTCGCGGGACTCAAATTTACTGTAGCAGATACATTGACAATATCTGATTCGCCTTATCATAATACAAGTTTGACGATAAATGTAGATACTATTGATTCTACTGAAGCTATAGTATATGATATTACAGATTTGAATGGTGGTATTAGTGGAACAGACGCTGATTTATCTATACAAAAAGATGGCACTGTATATAGCATTAGTGCTATAAGTGACGGCGGAACTGCATTCGCTGAAAACGAAACAATTATAGTTCTTGGTACATCTTTAGGCGGGTCGACCCCAGCTAACGATGCATCGGTTACAGTTACCACAATCGATAATGGAGTTATAACCGCTGCTAGTATTTCTGGTACGGGAGTGGCTCAAGGAGGTGTTAATACATTTACTGTAACTGCAGGTGATTCTGCTAATGCTGATACAATAGCAGATTATAATCCAACCTTTACTCGTAGCATAACTGTTGATGGCGGAACCGGTGGTGGTCTATCATTAGACATTGATTTAGACAAGACTGGCTCGGTTTCTAATATTACAATTATTGACGGTGGTGTAGATTATTTAGTTACTGACCAAATCACTATTCCAGCAGAGCAATTAGGAGAAATTGATAGCCCGGCTAATTCTCCTACAACCCCATTGGTTATAGATATCGATTCAGTAAATGATACGATTATATCCGGTAATTTTATTAGAAATGGTAAAGTAAATGGCCTTCCAAAATTTGATTTGAATTCACCGTCTGGCGGAAGTAATAGTCCAAACGCTGCAGTAAGTATTCAATACAGTGGTGATGAATGGCAATTACTTAGAAATGGCACGTTGATTGCCGATAATGTAAATGACACGGTAAATCCAGTTGTAGCTGGCTGGAATATAAGAATTGGCTCAAGAGGCGAAACTCTTAACGTTTCATCATCCGACAACCAAAATTTTACAATAGGCGAAATCGTAACAGGAAATGCAACGTTAGGACGAGCGACTATTGTATCCTCAAGTAATAACGTAATAGTGGTAAAGGAGTTAGAATCTAAGTTTGTTGAAGAAGAAGTTCTTACGGGACTAACCTCTGGAGTAACTAGAACAGTATTTAATATGACAGTAAATGAGTGATAAACTTGACAAAATAAATAAAGCATTGGTTTCTAACGCAAGACCGCTAGTTCCTATTCAAAAAGAAGTTAATCTTACTGATGATGCAGAAGAAGATTACAATTTGGCTAGAGATAATCTAAAAAGCCTACTTGACAAATCTGACGAGGCTCTTGACCACATGATGCAGGTTGCAGTAGAAGCCGAGCATCCCAGAGCTTTTGAAGTTCTTGCGGGAATGTTTAAAACCTCAGCTGATGTAACTACACAATTAATTGATTTACAAAAGAAAAGACACGAACTTGATAAACTAAATAATGAACCGACTGAATCTAGTGGCGTCACGAATAATAACCTCTTTGTCGGTTCGACTTCTGAACTTCAGAAAATGCTGGCGAAGAAGGTAGATAATGACTGACGGATATAATGGAAACTCTCTGGTTAAGAGAGACGGTGTAACTCATAACTACACCAAAGAAGAAATCACCGAATACCAAAAGTGTATGCGTGACCCTGTGCACTTCGCAAAAACGTATGTGAAAGTTATCAATCTTGATAAGGGGCTGGTTCCGTTTGACTTATATCCATACCAAGAAAAAATGTTTGAGCATTTCAACGATAACCGGTTTAGTGTTGTTCTTGCATGTCGACAGTCTGGCAAATCTATTTCGTCGGTCGTTTATATTCTTTGGTATGCGATCTTTCACCCCGAAAAAACTATTGCAGTACTTGCTAATAAAGGAGCTACTGCAAGAGAAATGTTATCTCGAGTTACGTTAGCTCTTGAGAATCTTCCGTTCTTTTTACAGCCCGGTTGTCGAGTATTGAATAAAGGTTCACTTGAGTTCTCCAATAATTCGAAGATTATTGCGTCGGCTACATCCGCATCTTCTATTC